ACGACGCGGCGGGGGTGTTGGCGTCCAGCTTCGCGCCGGTCACCGAGCCGCCGGGGGTGGTGCCGGCGTTAGTGGTGCGCGCGATGCCCAGTTCGATCTGCTGGCTGGTTGGTGTGGACGCGCCAGCGATCACGCCGACGGTTACCCGGCGAAGCTTGCACCCTGAGCCGGCCACCGGGCGCAGCCAGGCGAAGGCGGTGTCGGCGCCGAGTGCGGCCGACGACTCTACGGTCGCGTTGTATCGGGCCATAACATCTCCTAGGGCACGTAAAGGGAAGCAGTGAGGGTAACATTCGTATTTGCGGACAAGTTGAGCCTGCAGAAGCGCCACGGCTGGTTGGCCCGCAGGATGTAAACGCTCGTTACCGCCGTGGTGATGGTCAGCGCGGTCACCACCGGCGTCTCCGGCGTGGCAGGCAGCGCATAGGCGATGTTGAACCAGTTGGTGCCGTCCGCCGAACCCTGAATGTCGACGGTCACGGTCGGAGTCGCACCGATCGTCGAGGTGATGGTGAGCAGCGCCGGCCCGTAGCCGGCGGACCCGTAACCGGCACCGCGGTCGGCGACGTTGGTGGACGCGCCGGTGCCGGTCTGCGCGGTGCATAGCGTCACCGTCGGGGAGCCGACAAGCGCGCCAACGGTCGCAACGGTGGCCATGTCAGGCTCCTATGAGGTGAGCGGGTCTGCGACAGGCACGGTCTGCCAGTGCCAATCCCAGGCTGGGAACTCGTACTGAGGTGAGCCGGCGCCGCCGTAGAACGAGGCGGCGGCCGCGAGAATGGCCTTGCGGCGCTCGAGGTCTTCCCGTCCAACCGAATGGTCATCGATCGATTCGGACTTGGCCCCGTCCGGATTGCGGAACGCAATAGCCGCGAGCTCCAGGCCCCACGCGAACAGCGAGTCGGAGATCGGCAGCGGGAAGTCCGACAACCGCGTGGCCTGCAGGAGCCAGCCGGATGCGACACGCCGAGCCACCGTTGCACTCGACGTGTCGACGTCCTGCTGCATGTAGCTGGCGAACTCGCTCAAGGTAAAGAGGTCGGCCGCCATGATCTAGCTCAGCCCTGCGTCGCGGTGCTCAGGCCGCGCGGACTGTCCGAAGCCTTCACCCGCGGGGTGCGGGTCTTCTTCGCCTCGGCGTCTTCCTTCGCCTCAGCGTCCTCGGCAGCCTGCACCGACGCCTCAGCCTCGGCAACCGCCTCGGCGCCCTCCTTGTCCTCCGGTGCCGCCGCGGCCTCAGCCGCCTTGTCCGCCGCGGCCTGCTGCTCCTGCACACTCTTCAGCTCGTCGCCCTCGACCTTGGCCACCATGCCCTTGCGGATGTGGCTGGCCAGGCTCTCCAGATCGACGGTCTCGGGAACGATCGCGCCCTCGAAGTAGCCGAGCACGACCTGCGCGCCCGTGGTGTCGCGGGACTTGAGAGTGACGTACGGGGCGGTGACCCGGTACGTGCCGACCTTCGTGCCGGCGGCCTTGGACTCCGGCGCCTTCGCCTCAGCCGACTTGGTGCTCTTCGGATCGGTCATGACGTCACCCCGGTAATCTCCTGGCCTGCGCCCGGCTCCTGAACGATCGGCACCGTCTTGCGGCGGGCCTGCAGATCCCAGCCGTCGATCTCATCCAGACGGATCGACTTGACCTGGACAGCCAGGTCGGACACCGCATAGCCCGGCGCCCCGTCCACCTCGTCGGCCATGCCACCGAGAGCCTTGGAGTCCAGCACAAAGCAGGACGTGGCAACCGGCAGGTTCGGCGTGACAATGACGTTCATGTTGGCGATCATCTCGACCTCACCGGAGTACACCGGAGTCGTCGAGGTCTCACGCCGCCACAGGTTCGAGATGACCGTGTCGAGCATCATCGACATGTAGCCGAGGTCGGACACGACGATCGTGTCCGGCTTGTAGCCCAGGTTTCGGGCCAGGATGATCCGCTTGGCGTTAAGGATGTCGTTGAGGATCTTCGGCGAGCCGGCGTCCCACTTGCCCAGGGTCGCCGTGTCGGCCAGCGCCGAACCCACCGCGGACATGGTGATCGAGTCGACCTGCGCGATGATCGAGTTGACGACCTTCTGCAGCGACCGGTCCACCGCCTGCCCCGCGTACACGTTGCGGGCGATCTCCTCATCGGTGATGCGGACCTTCTGACCCCACTTGCTCACCGCGGACAGCGCCGCCGTACCGGTCGGCATGTTCGCGAACGGGTACTCAGACCCGGCGCTGACAGCCTCAACGGTGCGGTCGGTCACGAACGGCTCGGTGAGCTCGTACAGCACAGCCCCGCCGCTCGAGCGGAACCGCTGGGTCAGGATCTGGTCCGAAACGAACCGCAGATCCGTGAAGTTGCGCAGCCTCCGCGTGAGAGCCGTCGGGCTCTGCAGAAAGCGGCTGATGGCCAGCGAGTCACCCGTGAGGACGGGTGCCCCGGCCGGGTAGGTACCAGGCATGGACTATCTCCCCTCGGGTTAGTGGCGTCCAGCGACGCGGAGCTTGAGTGGGGAACCGGCTGCCGTGGTCACGGCAGTGCCGATCAGAGTGCCGGCCGCAGCCGCGGTGGCAATCGTTGCCGTCGCGACCTGGCCGGAGCCGGCCGCGTCGGCGGTGATGCCCGCACCGGCGGTGATCGCCGCGGCGGCCACGAGTTCGTGGATGCAGCCGTCGATCGGCCAGATGGTGACCTTCGCGCCGGACGCCGCATCATGCGCGGCGACACCGGCAACGACGGTGGAGATCGAGGACGACGCGGCTACGGTGCCCGCGCCCGACCAGACGAGAACGTTGCCGCCCACGACGACGCCGGACGTGGTCGACGTGAACGGCAGAACGCCGGCCGCGTAGACCGGTGCGTAATCAGCCACGGCTGGCCTCCTTCGGGCCGAACAGGTGCGCCCACTCGGCGTCCAGGTCCGCCTCGTCCTCGCCGGCATAGCCGGACGCCATCACCGGAACGACGTTCTTCGCCAGACCGTTCAGCGCCTCACGGGCGCCGTCCGGGTCGGCGTTCCACAGCCGCACCCAGTGCTCACGGCGGGCCGGGGCCAACTTGCCGTCCCGGATCGCCTGCGTGATGACCTCGTCCCGCTCGGCGACGATCCGCCGGGCCTCCTGGGCCTCAAGCTTCTTGATGCGCTCCTGCGCGGCCTCCCATGCGGAGGCCTCCACCCGGATCACACCGGGCAGCTCCGGCTTGGCCGGCTCCGCCTTCGACGGTGCGGGCGTGTCGAACAGTGAGGCCTGCACCGGTTCGGGTGCAGGGGTAGGTGGCGGGAGCGCGGCCGAGAACGCCGCCCTCACCTCGTCGTCAGAGGCGTCCGGCGCAAGGCCCAGTGCCTCTCGGAACTTTGCCGGATCCATTCCGGACTCCTCTACTTCGGGGATCTCTTCCGCCTCGAGGACGGGAGCAATGGGGGCGCCGAAACTGGCGCAGATACGAGCGGATGCGGCCACACCCAGCGCGGCGGGCAGATCACGCAGCGACCGGATGCTGGAAATGCCGGGCGGGGTGACACCGAGCAGCGCCAGCCCGTCGATGACGAAGCTGTAGGTCTCGCCGTCGTCGGCCTGGTAGTCGGTCCAGCCCTCGACGCTGCGGTTGGGCCATGCGGTGGGTGCGGCGGCCGCGAGCCAGTCGGGCATGTCGTCGACGTCGCCGAGCAGCACCGGACCCAGGTCGTCCTCGGCCATCACCAGGTTGCCGAGCCACCCCAGGGCGGGCTCACCGTCGCCGGCGAACCGCTTGTCCGTGTGGCCGATCTTCACCGGGGACGGCCGGGCACCAGCCCGGGCGGCATAGCGGGCTGCGTCCTGCAGCATCTCGAGCGTGAACGTCGTCTCGCCGCTGGCCAGCTTGTAGGTGCCGGGCCGGGCGAGCTCCACGCCGTGCAGCGAACCGGCAACAACCGGGGCGGCGGCGGACGTCTTCCTGCTGTCGTCGGCGAAGTCGATGCCGTACTTGCGACCCGCCGCCTTGATCTTTGCCTTGACCTTGGCCAGATCCGCGGGGCTGTACTTCGCCGCGTTCTTCGGCATGTTGATGTACGACCAGGCCGCGCGGCAGTGCTCCTCGCTATCCAGCGGGTAGCGCTTCTTGCCGTCGGACTGGTAGCCCGGGTCTGCGTAATTGCTGCCCTCGGTGTGCGCGTACTCGGCCATCGGCTCACCTCCGGGCACGACAAATGGCCCGCGCTATGCGGGCTGAGGAATGGGAAGGG